GCGGCTGACTATGTGGCGGTGGATGTTGCCCCGGCCAGCAGCGCAGTTGCACGAGCGGCAAATTTTGTTGCGACCGAAAGCCGTGCCGGCATCCTCCGGCTCCGTGCGGCATCGGTGCCCACAGCTGCGATTTCGGCGCAGTACCACATCATCACGGCCGCGACAGCGGCAAAGGAGGGTTAATCTTATGGCATGGGGTCCTTTTAATGCTGGTGGTGGCGGCGGTTCGTCCGGCGGCACTGCGGCAGATATTTCCTACGACAACAGCAAGTCTGGCATTTCGGCGGCGAATGTGCAGGAAGCCATTGATGCGCTTTCTGTGCTGACCCTGACGATTCAGGCCGTGCCCGCCCAGAGCGGGAGCCTGACCTATACCGGCTCCACCCAGAGTCCCACATGGAAAGGCTATGACAGCAGCATGATGACGATCGGGGGCGTGACCTCCGGCATCAATGCTGGCACCTATACGGCCACGTTTACGCCCATCGGCAAGTATGTCTGGACGGACGGCACGCAGGAAGCCAAGAGTGTGTCGTGGACGATCGGCCGAGCCGAGGTCAAGAATGTGCCGGCACAGACCGGTAGCGTGACTTACAATGGCTCGGCGCAGTCCCCGTCGTGGAGCAACTATAACAGTTCTCAGCTGACGATCGGTGGCACGAGCAGCGCAACCAACGCTGGCAGCTACAGCGCCACCTTTACCCCGACTTCCAATTATAAGTGGTCGGATGGGACGACTACGGCCAAGAGCGCTTCGTGGACGATCGGCAAGGCGACCGGCAGTATTACGCTGTCCGCAAGCAGTCTGAGCTTGACCTACCCGAAAACCTCTGGCACCATCACTGTTACGCGGCCGGGCAGCGGTACGGTGACCGCATCCTCTGGCAGTACGAACATTGCAACGGTAAGTGTTTCCGGCACCACCATCACGGTGACCGCAAAGGCGACCGGCAGTGCCACTATTACGGTCAATGTGGGTGCAGATACCAACTATACTGCACCGTCCAGCAAGACGTTCACGGTGGCCGTTACGCTGGTGTCCAAAACGCTCAGCAGCAACAGTTGGGCAGTCATCAAGGCCGTCAGCGATGCTGGGCAGGGTGCAAACTACTGGTCTGTTGGTGCCACGAAGTCCGTGACCATCAATGGCAAGGTGGGTGCGACTACGATCTCCAGCTTGAAAGTTGATGCCTTTATCATCGGTTTCAACCACAATTCCGGCAAGGAGGGCAGCAACCGCATCCACTTCCTGTTGGGTAAGATCAGCGGCAAGTTTGTTGGTCTGGTGGATAGCAGCTACAGCAGCACGACTTCCACGTCTGGTGCATTCACGATGAACACCAGCAACACGAACTCTGGTGGCTGGGGGAGCAGTCAGATGCGGAGCAAGGTGCTTGGTAGCGCAAGCTCTCCCACCAGCCCGACCGCCAACACGTTGCTGGCCGCACTTCCCTCTGATCTGCGGGCAGTGATGAAGTCCTGCACGAAGTATACGGATAATAAGGGCGGCAGCAATACCGCCAGTAACGTGTCCTCTACCACGGATTATCTGTTCCTGTTGTCCGAATATGAGGTTTTTGCAACGCACCAGTATTGCAACGATGCTGAGCCGAATTATCAGGCACAGTACGATTACTTCAAAGCGGGTAACAGCAAAGTTGCCAATAAACATTCCGCCACCGGAACGGCGGCGGTCTGGTGGCTGCGGTCGCCGTACTACTACAACATCTACATCAACTACTCCTTCTGCGCGGTTTCGTCGTCGGGGTCGTTGGACTATTACGGCGCTAGCTATGCGTATGGTGTTGTGCCCGGCTTTGTTGTCTAATCCCCCGCAGGGATTCTCGACTTACTCAAGCCCACGGAAGTGGGCGGAAAACAGCAAACTTTCCTCAAAAAATCAAAAGGGCGCGTCAGCGCCCCGCGCGAATTTTTGAAAAAAGATGCTGAAAGTGCTATCACTCAGCTGTCTTTTGGGTGCATACACGCCACAAAAAACGCTATACAATACTTTCAAAACCTGTTCGTTAGGAGGTATTGTATGGCAACTAACAAGCGCGTCTTTACGTTGCGCCTGTCCGATGAGGTTTTTGACAAAATCGGTGTTCTTGCGACAAAAGAGCATCGGTCTATCACGAACTACATAGAGTATGTGCTGCTCAAGCATCTGGAAGAAGTTGAGCGAGAGCAAGGGGAAATCAATCTTGATGACCCCAAAGGAGACTAAAGTATCATGTCAGTTTTGAAATCCAAGCGCACAGAAAGCAAAGCGGAGTATGTGAATATCGCCAATGCGATTTACATTGAAACGATAAACTTCCTGACCCGTATTTCCGCAAGGTATTCCAGATTGATTGCAGAGCCGGTCGCAAAGCTGGCGGGCGAAGTGATAGATCACGCTGAAAAGGCAAACAGCATCTATCCCTCGGACGATCAGCGGCGCCAGCTTCGCAAGGCACATCTTCTGGAGGCGCGGGCATCCTTGATGGCGCTGGATGTGCGGTTGACTCACTGCTATCTCATCATGACCCAGAACCCGCAGGGATGTTTCACAACTCCCTCAGGGAAAAGTGTCGATGCGAAGAAAGCAACCGAAAGACTGGACAAAATGGCTCAAAAGTTGGGTGAGCTGATTGACAAGGAAAACGACCTGCTGCAAGGCATGATCGGAACGGTCAATCGCAAAGCCTGATTTTTAAGTGGGTGTATCTCTGTCAATTCCTGCGGCGGCGGTCTGGTGGCTGCGGTCGCCGAACTACAACAACATCAACAACAACAACTACTTCTGCGCGGTTTCGTCGTCGGGGTCGTTGGACTATAACAACGCTAACAATGCGTATGGTGTTGTGCCCGGATTTTGCCATGCTTGGTCACATGGAGTAGCCATAGGTGAAAGACGACCATAGCAAAAGGAGAGGTACTTCCCGGAGGGTCAAACCTCTAAAACTGCTTTTCGACATGCTGACACGGACGCTTCTTGCATGGCGCGGGATGCATCTTACCGCGTTTCATGTGCCGGCATAAAGCAGATTAGACGATGCCCGACAATTCATCTGCGCGAGGAGCGAATATTTTATGACAAGTCAGGAGCGCCATGAAGTACGATACCAGCGCCGCCGGGCAGCACGCCGAGCCAGACAAGAAGCCCGGTGTGCCGCCCTCGGTTCGTTGGAAGAAGTATTCAGTTACCACACGATGTTCAAATATGGCCGGAAATGCTGCAACGGTGTACGCTGGAAGCAGAGCACGCAGAACTTTGAGAGGCATCTGTTTTCCCACACAGCGAAGCAGCGGCGGCTTATTTTGGCAAAAAGGTGGCGGCCTAAGAAATACGTTCATTTCACGGTCTGTGAACGCGGCAAGATTCGTGGGATTGACGCTCCTCATATTACAGACCGACAAATCCACAAGGTCATCAGCAAGGAAGTGCTGGAGCCGCTTTACGACCCCAGCATGATCTATGACAACGGTGCAAGCCGGATTGGTAAGGGGCTGCACTGGCAGATCAAGCGCATCAAACAGCAGCTGGCACGGCATTACCGCAAGTATGGCCGTGCGGGCGGGGTGCTGTTGCTCGATCTGAAGAAATTCTTCCCTTACGCACCCCATTCCATCATCTATCAGCGGCACCAGCGGTATATCCTGAACCCTGATTTCCGCCGGATAGCAGATACCATTATTGATACTGCTCCCGGCGAATTTCCGGGCCGTGGGATGCCGCTGGGCGTTGAGCCGAGCCAGCAGGAAATGGCGGCAATGCCCAGTGCTGTGGACAACTGGATTAAATGCCAGATGTCCACGCATAGCGCCGGACACTACATGGATGATTACTGCATCATTCTCCCGGATATCGAAGATCTGAAAAAGCTGGGCCGCGCTATCGTGCGCCAGTTTGAAATCCGCGGCATCCCGGTCAACAAGAAGAAATGCAAGATCATCCCTCTGACAAAGCCTTTCCGCTGGTGCAAGGCTCGTTTTACCTTGACCGAGACCGGGAAAATCAAAGTCAATGGTAGCCGTGATGGTGTGATACGCGCACGGAGGAAACTGAAGCTGTTCCACCGGGAATGGCTGGCCGGGAAACGTACCCTGCAGGAGGTGGCGCAGTATATGAACTGCCAAGAAGCCTACTATAAAAATTTTGATGACCATGGGCGGCTGCTGCGTCTGCGGCGGCTTTGCTATGCAATTTTTGGAGGTAGAGTGCCTTGTTCAAAATCATCAAAGCCAGTGATGGCACCGTCCTTGCCTTGACCGAGGACGTGACCTACATCAAAAAAGCCGACAACGGCTGTTATATCCTCTGCCCGGAGCCTGATGCTTCGGGCATTTCTTATGCCGGCACACCGTATCATCTGCTCGATCGTGACCCTATGGGGGACGATTTGGAAAGCGTTATGCTGGAGCAGGCCGATATTGGAAGCTGGGTCACGGAAACCCAAACAGCCATCGAGGATGCTGATGCTCTCAACGTGGATCAGGCGTACCGCCTGACCCTGTTGGAGCTGGGCATCACTGATGATACCGATGCTTCTTGAGAAAGGGGGTGAACTGAATGCTGTATCGTACTTGCAAGCGCATGATTGAAAAGGGCAACACCGCTGGCATGGCAACCAAGCTGGATGTCTTTTACGCTGCCAACAAGCTGACCGAGGACGAGTATAACGAGCTGACCGCTCTGCTCGCCGAGAAGACCGAGAAGAAAGAGCAGGTCTAACCCATGGAGCATGAACGCTTTATCGCCCGCCGCCGGGCGCGCTTCGACGGCATAGATGGAAAAGTGAATATTCCCTATGGAACCGCCCTGACTTGTCAGGACGGTTTTCTTATGCACAAAAACCAGCGCGTGTGTGCTGTAGGGAGCCAGAACGGCATGGACTGCTTTGTGCAGGACGATGACGGTAACGGCACCCTGCGCGGGGAACTGGTAGGGAACATCCAGCGGTGCCTTGAGCGCCGGGATGCGGACTATCAGACCCGCTGGAACCGGGTTTGGGCATCGGCACTCTGCCAAAAGTACCGCCGCCCGGAGTCCGAAGACTACTGGCTGTGGGCGAGAGCGTTTTTTGATGCTCCGATTTTTGATTTGCAGGCAATCGCCGCGCTGGTTCAGTAACCAGCTTGTGAGACCGAACAGGGGGCTTTGCCCCCTGTTTTTTTGTAAAAAATCAAAAGGAGGTTCGGATGGACCAGCCTATCACAAGGGCCGAGCATGAAGAATTCAGGCGGCGGCTCGAAGAAGAAAACTCCCGTCAGGACAGGCGGATTGCACTGCTGGAAGAAAGCGTGAGCAAAATGGGCGCGTTGTCTACCTCTGTTGAAAAACTGGCCTTGAGTATGGAAAGCATGGTCAAGGAGCAGGAGAAACAGGGCAAGCGGCTGGAAACGCTGGAAGATCGTGACGGTGAAATGTGGCGCAAGGCCGTTGGGTACGTTGTGACAGCGGTCATCGGCGTTTTTCTCGGATATGTGTTCACGCAACTCGGTTTTTAGGGGGTGTTTTAGATGAGCATTATTTCGTTTCAGAGCGGGGACAAAACTGCGCTGACCAAAGATTTTGCGCGGTCGGAATTTCAGTGTCCGTGTGGATGCGGTGAGCAAAAGGTGGATCTGGAACTTGCTGAGAAGCTCCAGATCATCCGGGATAAGGTGGGTCAGCCCATCAAGATCACCAGCGGTTACCGCTGCATTGTTCACAATGCCAGCAAAACCGTGGGCGGTAGTCCGAACAGTAAGCACCGCTTTGGAATGGCTGCGGACTGGCGACTCAAAGATCGCGGACTGAACCCGGTAGCGCTTGGCATCTTGGCGGTGGAAGCCGGTTTCGGTGGCGTGGGTATCTACTGGTACGGAAACTATGCTTTTGTCCATGCGGACACCCGCAACGCAAAGGCAACGTGGCTGTGTGATGCAAAACTGCACTACCCCAGCACCACCTACCTGAAATTCATTTTGCCGACCATCCGCCGGGGCTGTACCGGGGATGCAAACAGAGCGGCTACAAAGATGCTCCAGCGGTTGCTGGGGCTGACCCCGGACGGCATTTTTGGAGAAAAAACCGAAAACGCCCTGCTGAAAGCGCAGGAGAAGCACAAGCTGGCCGTGGATGGCATCTGCGGCCCTGCCAGTTGGCGGGCAATTTCTGGGGCCAACAAGTATCTGTGACATAGGAGGAAACCATCATGGAATCTATTCTGAGTTTTATTCCCGTGCCTGTCGCTGTCATTCTGATGGCGGCGGGTTTTGTTTCGCTGGCAGTCGGCGGTATCCGGCTGGGCTACAAGGCTACTGTTAAGAATCTGGCGCTGGATCTGGTGAACCGGGCTGAAAAGTCCATTATGGGTTCGGGGCAGGGGGCGAAGAAGAAAAAGCAGGTCTTCGCCGCCCTCCGCGCCAAATGCCCGGCCATCATCCAGTGGGCAATCACGGATGAAGTGCTGGATGCGGTCATTGAGCGCGCTTTTGACGCTATGACCGCGGCGCTGAGTACCAAAAAGGCTTGACGGATATAAAAACGCCAGCTAAAATAGAACCACTTGAAAAGCTATGGCTTTTGTAGAGAGTGGCCCGGCATGGTCCACTCTTGATTTTATATTTGGCTGCTCCGGCGGCGCGCAAAAATCCCCCTCTGCTTTGTCGAAGCCCTGCGAACCTCGCGGGGTATGTGTAGGCAAAGTGGAGGGGGATTTTTTGTTTTCTTAGAACTTCATCTGCGCAGCATCTTCAACGCTCACGTCATCGATTACCTCCGAAGATCTCCGTTGTATACGCGAACCAGCACCCAGTCAGACAGGGGTTTGACGTTTCCGATCCAGTCCCGGAGGGCTTCATCGGTGCCGCAAGCCTCGCAGATGTACACGCCCTTGGCGTGGCGGCTCAATGCACCGTGGGTCAGCTTGTCCGGCATCCTCTCGCCGCAGCGGGGACACAGCGGCCAGCCCTGCTCCTGATCGGCCTGCATCATGGCAATAATCTTTTCGTCTGTCATTGTTTAATCCCTCGTCAATTCATATTTTCACGTTCCCAGTCGACCCAGCGGTAAATATCTTTGCCGGACATGGATTCCGGCTTGCTGGTCTTGATGTAGTCCTGCTGGCCGAAGATTTCCAGCCGCTCGATGTTGTGCGGGCTCTGGGTGATGATTTTCGCCGGGCGGCCAACCTCGCTGCCGGGGATCTCGATGCGGTACAGATACAGATTGCTGTCAAAATACCAATCGCTCTTGATGTACCGTTCTTCGGCATCCGTGCTCTCGATGGCCTCGATGTACTCGCTCAGCGCACCGAAGACTTCCAGCCGGGTGGGTGCTTTGTCGAAGTCGGTCACATCAAAGAGTTTGATGTAGGAGATTCGGCCACGCTCAACGGCAAACTCTTCGATGGTGCCGGAATATTTGTAAAGTTTCATCGTCATATCCTCCGAACGCCCGTATAGCCAGATAGCACAGCTTTCAAAATCACTTGCTCTGGGTGCTTGCCACGATTCCGCCAAGGCACAGCCAGTGGCGGCCATCGGCGTTGCGTTTCCATTCGCCGCCGAGCGTTTCAAATGCGGCAATCATGCCGTAGTAGCTGATCTCCGGCTCGGTAGGCAGCCTCTCTCCGTCATCGTTGTACTCGGCACGGCCGGCAGCAATGTCCATCTCGGCATCAGACCGGGCGTATGCCCACTGGTTATCCAGCCTTTCGGCCAGACGCTGGAGGGAAGCGCGAATATCGGAAATTTTCATGGTCTACTCCTTTACCATTCATAGGAGCCGCGCCGCTGGCTGGCTTCCATGCGTTCCTTTTCAATCATGGCGGCGATCCGGGACTTCTCTTTGATGCTGAGGCCCCAAGCCTTTTCACAGGGGATGGCAACAATGAAGCCGTCCTCATGGATGCCGTATTCATTGAAATCTTCGTCAACGTACCGCTTACAGTTGTGCGGCCGGTCATTGAAGTCGTACTCGACCTCATCAGGAATGCGGGTCAGCTTGCCCTTGATGGGGAAGCTGTTCAGCTTTGCAAATTCACGGATGGTCATGGCGCTTCTCCTTACTCAATCGCTTCTTCAATGCTGCTGGTGGCATCTTCCAGACTGCTTACCGCATCGGACAGGCTTTCACAGATTTCCTCGGTACGCTCGTACCGCTCGCCGCTCTGGAAGTTTTCAGGGATGTTGTCCCGGTATTCTTCTTCCTCGGTCTGGATTTCCTCAAGCTGCATCTGGAGGGTTTCAAGCTGGTCAACGATGGCCTGCAGGACCTTTCTGCGCTCTCTGTTCATATATATTCTCCTTGATTTTTCATCGGTGGGTGGTTATAATTAAAAAGCGAGGGCGGCGGCTCCTACCCGCCGCCCTGCTCTTACGGATTACTTGTTATCCGTGGGGGTCTCGTTGCTCTGAATGATTCTGTTGGGTTTAATCGTGATCGTTATCCGCTCTGCAAGATCGGGATGTTCGACCAAGATTTCCAGCAGCTCTTTCAGAGCTTTTACTTTTTCATCCATCGGTCTGTTCTCCTTTCCGGTGAGCTTCCCGCTCCTCCTGACACCTATATTATACATCTTTTTGATTTACTTGTCAATGAAAAAGATAAACTTTTTTGATTTCGTTGCAAATATTTTTGGTTGACAAATAGCTCAAAAAGATGTATTCTTATAATCAACAAGGAGGTGTTGACATTATGAGTGTTTCGGATGTTATCAAGGGTCTCTTGGCAATGTCAGGAAAGAAACAGGCCGAACTGACAAGCGTTTTGGGAATGAGCAGCAATCAGGCTGTAAATAATAAAATTAGGAAAAATAGCTGGTTTGCCAGTGATCTTCTCAAAGTGGCAGAATTATGCGGATGTAAGCTGGCTTTTGTGATGCCGGACGGTCAGTGTATATATCTTAGCGATGATGAACAGGAAAAATAAAAGGAACAGCCGCCAGCAAACATCGTAATGCTGGCGGCTGGTCCTTTTGTCAGAGGGGAGTTGTTTGACCTGAGAAGCGCCGAAGAATGATGCCCTGTAGGTTTGGCCGTCCCCCTTGCTGCTGTGGATAAGCACCGCCTGAAACAGAGCCTTTGCGCCATGCTCCACCATGTACCCGGCGGCTTTCCATCCTGCCCATGTGTTCACAGGCTCGGCCACCCCGGCGGCCTGCTGGGCTTCCTCGATGCGCTGGGCGTTGATCGGGGCGGCCTTTGCGCTGTTCCATGCCCGGTGCAGAGCTTCGGCAAAACTGCCCACGCCCTTGCGATACAGCTTCCATGCCTTGCACATGATGGCGGACAGATCAAACTTTTTCATAATGCCCTCTCTTTCTTTGGCTGAAAAGATAAAATAAAAAGCAGCAGGGGAGTGGGTTACTGACTTAGCATGCGCTCACGACTTACTGCGCTCCCGGCTCTTACTTCGCCCCTTGCCTTCCGGTCGTACTCCCTTGCTGTGATTATAGTATCCTCCATCTTTAAGAAAAAGACAACAGCAAAAACATGAAAATATAAATAAAATAAATTTATTTATCGCCCTGCTGGATGTATTGAGATTGAAGCGGAATTTCGGATTGTATATTTGGATGAGGAAGATTTTGGGCAAAAAAAGTCCCCAGACACCGAAGTGTCCGGGGAAAGGGGATAACTTACTTGTCGGACGTTATGGATCTGCACCGTGGCGTTGCAAGCCTGCTTCGGGTCAAATCATCCAAATCTTCTTCTTGAACCAGAAGATCGGAGATTTTGCAGTCCAAGGCTTTGCAAATCAAATCAAGCTGTTCCAAAGATACCCGGTCGGTCATCTCATGGTAAAGATCATTGATTGTGTTTCGCCGGATTCCAGTTGCGTCTGCAAGTTGCTTCTGAGTCCATCGCTTTTCGCCTAAGCGGACGGACAACAAAATCCTTAACATCAGCCATATCTCCTTTGCGGAGAGTGTAGCATAAAAGGATAATCTATATCAGCAAAATGATATTTGGTATCGTATTTTGATATTTTCGATTTGAGGGCGAGTGTGACTACCGATTGACTACCACGGTGCTTTTTCGTATTTGCGCAGTCCTTTGTAGAATAGCGTATATTCGTTGTTTATTTTTGCTTTTGCACCAATGGAGTGCGGGCTGGAATGACTCTTAATCAGTGGGCCCAGGGTTCGAGTCCCTGGAGGTGCACCAGATATTGAACGTCAAATCGTAAGATTTGACGTTCTTTCTTTATGTAGGAAAGCGGCTGCACACTTTCTGCACACCGTTTGCACATTTGCCCGAATCAGGGGCTTTTCTACGCAAGGTTTGCACAGCCTGCTTTCCTTTGCATAAAAAGAAAAAATTTTAGGCGAACAAGGCTCTCGTCAATTCTCTGCGTTCGTCTGCATCCATCAGCCGGATGGCTTCAAGGATCTCTTTGCCGGAGATTTTTGCTGCCGCCGGCTTTTCGTTTTGCCGGGGCTGGGATGCTGCCGGGGTCAGGTCTCTGGAGTGGCGCAGACCGTGGAACACAATCTTCTCAAACTCCGGGTGCTCTGCCCGCCACATACGATACCACTTGGTCAGAACGTCCGGGGCAATGGGTAAGCCGTCTGGTAAGCGGAACAGCTGACCGCAGTTGCTGTACTTTTCCGGGGCGCTCTGCTCGTCCTGCTTCATCTTTTCTAGCCATGCCAGAAGCTCCTCTTTCAAGGGTTTGGTCATGTACAGGATGCGGTTGGACTTTTTGGTCTTAGTCCGCTTGAGGATCAGCGAGGACTTGCTCCCCTCCCGTCTGTCCGGGAAGGTGTGGTAGATCTGGGTGGGGTCGATCTTGGACAAGGCGACCTTGTCGGCACGCTGCAGGGCTTTGTTCACCGAGATGGTTCCCCGTCCGTCTGCTGCATCAAAGTCGAGGTCTCCCGGCTGCAAGCCGAGGATCTCACCCTCTCGCAAGGAAAGGATCATGCTCATGTGCACAGCCAGATGCAGGGCAGGGTTCTCGATGGTCTGCAGCGCTGCCAACATGGTGCGCTCATCCCAGATGGTGCGTTCTTCGGTATTGATCTTGGGGGCTTCACGGGGAGTAGGCGATTTGTGGATCAGATCCCAGTCAACGGCATACGAAAAGGCGGTCTTCAGGAGCGTGTGGACTTCGTGAATGGACGTGCTGGATAACAGCCGTTTCTTCTGATTTTCCGTCAGCTCCTGCTTT